TTAGTGTAATCAACAAATACATCATCAGTACCACCAAATAAACCGAAACCTTGCAAGTCTCTTACATTCTTAGATTCATATTTCACTCCAGAACCATAAGTACCAACGGCTAATTTTGGTTTCTTGTCTGTAAATACTTCATTAATTATTTTTCCTAATTTTCCTTGCACATACTGAGGTACTCCACTTCTGGGGGATGCCAAGGCTCTAGCTGCATATTCTGATCTATTACCAACAAATACTTTTGAAAAGGGCTTAAAATTAAATGAAAGAGTATCAAGAAATCTAGGCTCGACTACTGCACCAGGAGCTTCTACACCCATTCTTGATGGTTTGATATTACTCCACGGAGCAAATTCTTTTCTAGATTGATCTGGTCTAGGTCTTTGTGTACTTGCTGTCCAACTAGAAGCAAAAAATCCAGTATCAACAGGACTATTCTGTTTTGTAGATAAATCAGTAATTACTGTTCGCACAAAAATATTCAAATCCCTCTCTAAATTACCAGTAAGATCTTTACTTATATTCTCAATACTTCTACCTAAAGCCATTAGAACCTCACTAATAAAGTAAACAAATAAGTCTGTCCACCTTGTCTTGTATCTATATTAACTATCTGTCCTACTCTTGT